TTTAGTCTTGTTTTTGTGTATAAAGTTTAAAACCTCTCATATTATTACCGAATTTAGTATAAGATTTATTCTCTAATTTGTTTTTAGTAATAATATCTTTAACATCATATTTAGTAACTACGAAGTTTGCAATACCATTTAAAAAATTAAGTATCTGACCTTGATTTAAAATCAACTCGGTTTCAAAAAATTTATTTCTTTCTAATGAAAAATGCTCAAAAAATAAATCTTCAACTGGCATATTCTCAATATTCTTTGATGTAGATAATTGTAAAAAGTCAACATCATCATTAGAAAATATTTTCCAATCAAAACCACTCTTATAAAGTTGATAAGCCTCAATCCATAAATTAGTAGTATTAAGCGAAATTAAACGATTATAATCAATACTTTCAACATTTATAGGTAATATACGTCTGTTTCCAGTTACGTCTTTTAAAACGTCTTTTTCGTTACTTGTACCACATAAAGAAGCACGCCTTTTTAATTTTGCATAAAATGATGAATAGGGTAAACGAATATCAACCATATTTGTATCGGCTACTTTTTTAAAATCTTTTACGTCCTTTGTTGCTAATCCGCCAAACTCATCATCAAGTACCAATAAACCTTTTACAAGGTTATAAATACTATCTTTATCCTTTGAATCTATTTTATGTTCAATTAAATACTTTTGTAAGTCAGGCGGTAATAAATTTCTAAAGAATGATGTTTTACCAGTACCTTGTTTTTGACCACATAGAACTAATGTCAAAGGACTTACTTTCGCCTCGTTAATTGGCGATATCCAATTATGAACACAACCAACAATCCACTTTTTAAAAGCCCAATTATTATAATCTGATTTTGGTTCTATACAATTTATATAATCATCAATAACACTTTCTGAATTTTCGTGTAGCTTTTGTTTAAAAAATTCATTTAGCGGATTAAATAAAGTTGTATGTTCCGAATTAATCATATCTCTAACATCGCTTTTAGTTGGTGAAAAATCTAAATAATTTTTACACGCAAAGTAGATTGTATTAAGTTTTACATCATCAAGTAATTGACCATTTATAAATATTTCGTTTGTAATACTATCTTTGACTGGATTGTAATTTTCAAAAATAAAGTTCTGCAGTTTTTTACTATCGGTTAAAGTTTCATCTAATTGCTTAAAATCTTTCTTACTATCAATTAAGAATTTAATTAATTCATCATCAGCATCAGTTATGTTGTTAATTTTTTCAAGTGATTTTTTTACACTTTCAATTGTTGGTGTACCTTGACTTTTAGCAACTGAAACCCTATTAATAATTGTTTCTGTTTTTTCAGAATATAGCTTTAAACCTAATTCTTTGGCATAAAAATAAATAGTAGAAATACTTACTTGACCGTTATTTTTACAAAAGTTTTTGTAGTGTTTTTCTATTTTATTTTGGTCATACTTAGAACCATATTTACAAATAGCATCGAAGTAAGTAAAACCACTTTCTCCAAATTTTGAAGCAATAGCAAAACCAATTCTTACATATCTATCATAATCATCTTGGCAAAGGTCAATCTGTTTTTCTTGAACTTGTGAAAGTATATTTTGAAAATCGTCATTAACAAAAACGAAATTATGTATCTTTTCTTTTTTTACAACTTGCTTTGCAATAAACTTTTTTGAGTTTTCATTTAGAAACAAATAAGGGTCGTATGAAATGAAACGTAAACGATTTTTATTTTTGCAGCTTGGGTCAATAGCCACGTTAAAATTATCCCAATAGTATTGAGCCAATTCGTTAAAACTTTCTAAAAACTTATTAGGATTAATTTTTACAAAAACACACAAGCCATCGCCTCCAAAAGAACGATGCGACATCATTGTATATTTGTCTTGATTGATTTGATTTAATAATTGTAAATCAACATCATCATCAATATCGATAACAATTAATCCGTTTAACTCTTCGATATTATCTGCAGTCTTACTTCCGTTTTTCATTACTGCAGAACCAGTTATACAAGGTGCTTTTATTTTACATTGGTTGTAAGCATCTTTATCATTTTTTAACGAGCGTGCTTTTAAAACTAAGTCTTGATAAGTTCCTTTTTGCACCATATCAATGTAATCTTGAATATCGATGTCAATTTTATCAATGCTTTTTGCAGTTGGATATTTGCTAAATTTTATCATAATATTGTTTTAATTTTTCTTTGAGTTTGGTTTTTAAAAAGGCTAATGTTCTGTTTGTTTTACTTGGTAGTGAATTAATTATTTTAATAAATGGTTCTCCTAAAATACGATTAATTCTTTTATCAAAAGTGCCATTCATAATAGATTTTTGATAGCTACCAAAAGTAACACTATTTTTTACAAATAAGTCAAACGTTTGATTAATAAGTATTTTAAAAGCAAAATTAATATCTTCATTAATTGATTTTACATACTTTATTATCTTTTCTCCATTAGGATATATTTGTTTAACTTTTACTACAGTAACTTTATTAGTAGTTATTTCAATTTCTTTCTCTTCTACTTCAATAATCGGTTCTTCATAATTACAATTAGGACAAACCTTTTCCGATTTCATTTTTAAAAATCCGCAATTATTACATTCATTAATATCATCTAAACTTTCTTTTAATTGCTTCGGTGGCTTTAATCCGTTAAAAAATATCTTTTCCCAATCCCTTGTTTTATCTGACCACATACCAAGTCTATCAGAGTTGCCACCGCCATCAATAAAAATAAATTTATCTTTATATATTTTATTAGTTATTCTTGCACCACGTCCAGCAATTTGAATAAATAAAGATAGTGAAGCCGTAGGACGTGCCATTATTATAGCTTCAACATCATCAACGTCAAAGCCTTTAGTAAAACACGAAACGTTTAAAAGTATTGCATCACGTTCGTTTTCAAACCAACGTATTAAAGGTTTTCTTTCTTTTTTATCATTGTTTACGGAATCATACATTTTAACATTATATCCTTTTTCTTTAAACATTTCGTAAATTAAAAGATTGACCTTAGTTGATGCAGTGAATATCATTGTTTTTTTACCTAAACAAAGTTGCTCGTAATTGTGTAAAATATCGATTTGCACCTCTTCTTTTTCATAAGTTTGTGCAATTGACTCAGCGGTAAACTCTCCACTACTATCAGTTTTTAAATTAGAAGTATTAACCGAAATTGAATATAATTCCTCATCAACTAAGTAATCATTTTTAATTAAATAATCAATTCCAACACCCACAACAATATCATCGTAAACATCACGCATTGTTTCTTCCTTAGTCCAAACTTTCATTTCATAACCGCAGTGAGTTACATTTTCAAGTTCTTTTACAAAAGGCATTTCTGTATTACATTCGTTGCATTTATAAAATTTAGTTCTTCTAAGTCTTACTGGAGTCGCAGTAAACCCAATAATTTTACAATCTTTTACATAGTTGAATATTTTATTAAATATCCATACGTGAGCCTCATCAATTATAAGATAATTAAATCTTTCAATTAGATTAGTTTTTTTTTGTAAGCGGTTAAATAAAGTTTGAGCCATTGAAACTACTACTTTATTATTAGGAAAAATTTTATTTTTGCTTTCAAAAGTAGCTACGTCAACACCTTGTTTTTGAAACGTTTTAAAAGTTTGAGTTACCAAATCTTCACTATCAACTAAAATTAAAGTATCGCTATTTAATTGTTTTGTTAGTTCGGTAAATATTACGGTCTTTCCACCGCCAGTGCTTAGCTGGACGCATAATCTGTTAACACTTGGTAGTTTAAATAAAATCTGTTCTAATTGATTTTGTTGGTATGGTCTTAATTGCATATTACATAAAAAGTTAAATCCCATCAATTTGGCAGTATTGTGAGACGTGCCTCCTTGATAGGATTTATATAATATTTTCGGATTAATAATGCGTCTCACTTCATTATTTTTACAAACCTACAAAAAATAATCCGAACTTAAAAATTAAATTCGGATTAAATCAAAAGTTTTCACAAGCAGTTGAAAATTAGGATTGTTTCAGAAACCATTTGTTTTTTCTAATTTCCAACCTTTAATAGAATTAAAGTATTTTGTTTCTCCTTGTGGATTAACCCATTCACGACCTCCTAAATTAATTGAAACTTTTACATCGTCTCCAACATTTAAACCATTCAATAAATCGCATTTATCCTGAGCAAACTCAATTGCGATATGTTGTGGATATTGTTCCTCTGTTGTAACTACTAATTCACGTTTTTTATAACTTGCACTTACTTGTTGTTCCGCAGTTACTACCTTTACTTTTCCGATTACTTCCATTGTTTATTTTTATTTAATTGTTTAATAAATTCATTTTTAATTTCTACTGCTTCTTTTAAACGTTCTTTTATTTTATCAATTAAAACCTCGTCACGTTCAACAATTATTTCGTGATAATATTCTGTTCCATCGTGAACTAAATAGTTAAAGAAATACGCCTTATTTCTATCAGTGCATAGCATTTGCATTTGCATTTGAGCGTAATATTTAGCATCGATTTCATTTGTTGCAACCAATTTAAAAAATGTAGTTGATTTTGGACATTTTATTTCTAAAATTGCATTGTCAGAAACCAATCCGTCAGGTGATGCTCCAGCGTGTTTCTCAAAAGTAAAGAAACCGCACTTTTCAACTTCTAAAAATTCAAGCCCTTTTAATTCTTTAAACTTTGCAAATGCTAACGGCTCTGTATCAATTCCGTTTTGCATATCGTAGGATATAAAAGGCTCTTCAAATTCTCCGTATAACTCTTCAATGGCTTTTTCAATAGCATAAGTTTTTCCGGTTTCTCCAAGTGCTTTAATTCCTAAAAGTTTAATTATTTCACTTGCGGTAAATTTTCCGTATCTATCTTTTAACCAACTTTCGGTTCGTTGTAATTCTTCCATAATGTTTCAATTTCAGGTGTTAGTGTATATTTTGATTTAATTTGTTCAATTGTTGCATTAGCTTTTTTTGCACTTTCAAAATTAGCCTCTGTAAAATTAGGTAGTACTTTGTTTAGTTCCGGTTGAATAGGTTTAATACGAACTCCATCCGTAATTGCACCCATCATTTTTACATTTCTATCAACGTAAAGTTCAATTAACATACCTTTCCAATTCTCTATAACGTGACATTCTTTACCTTGTAAACCGTTTTTCTTTGCAAATCCAGCTAATATTTTATTATTAGTTGAGTTTAATTTTAAAGGTTTAATAGGTTCTACAAAATAGCAAAATATACCATCTTGTTTAGTTCCTGAAACATCAACGCCTTGTTCATATTTCACTTCTTTAATAGTGAAAATTAAAGGTACGTTGTCTGTTTCCATAGCATCCAAATCCGCACTCGCAAGGTGTGTTGATTTACGATACTTTCTCCAATCTGTTTTTGTTTCCATAAGTTTTATTTATTTTAAAATTAAAGCCACCAAAAACAGACTAAGTAGTGAGTGTCTGAAATTGATGGCTCGTATGTTTTGTTATCGCTCACTACTTCGATAATTCATAGTACAATATTACGTAATTTCCTGTTTAGAAACAAACTAAATTAGAATAGCGTTGATTTATTAATTTCGCCTTTACCATTCCAAAATATAGATTCAAATACTTTCTTTTTATTATTTGTCGCACTTAAACTACTTCGGTGTGCAAACATTTCAATCTTTTCAAATGGCGCATCGTACTCGCTTAAATAAGCTGGGAATTCCAAATTAGCAAACCATTCATAAAATGCATCGTGATTAAAACCGCCCTCTTTATATTCTCCAGTTCCTTTATAAGGAATATCACAATAAATAATAGGGTTTCCATTAGGATTAATCAATACATTTTCGTAACTTGTATTCGTTATTTGTAGGTTCTGTAGGTTCTGTAGGTTCTGTAGGCGTGTTAAGTGTTCAAGTAAAGTTAAACGTTCTAAATATCTTTATCGTAACTTTCAAAACAAACCCTATCAACATTGCAATTTGATTTATCAAAATAATCATATTGGAAATGTTCATTAAATGCTTTGAAATATTTTTCGTGTTCAATCTTATTACATACTGGAATTTTAACAACTCCTTTTATTCCTTTTCCACTTGGAGAAATAAATAAAGATACAAAGTGATTATTTTTTTTAAGTTCGTGTAAGTGGTCAAACATTGCGTCAGGTGTTGGATATTTATCAAAATCAACAACCATTAACCCTGAGTGATTAATTAAACCATCTTTGTTACGTTCTTTGAACTCGCCACCAAAAACTATGCAAGGAAGTTTCTGTTTTAATTTATCGGCTATTTCTTTTGACTGTGCATTACGAACCAACTCAACAAGCTCTTTTGATTTACCTTGTTTAATACGTTCAAAACATTTCCGCAAAGGAATTATATAAGGAACGTCTTGCGCTTTTAGTAGTTCTTTGAAAACTGATATATTAGTATTTTGCATAAATTATAAAATAAGAAATCCCATAAATCCACTGCCTCTTACCTCAGTTTCATTATGGGATTAATATAATGTCGTATTATTCTGTAAGAGGTTTAGCAAAGATAATAATTAATATAATATAAACAACAATAGTGCGAAGTTTTTTTTAAGTGCGAAGTTGTTTTTAAACTTCGTCCTTTGTTAAGTATTGTCTTTATTGAGTTTTTTATTAAAAAGTACGAAAGTGCGAAGTTTTTTAAATTTTTGACACCCCCCTCTAAAAATGAAAATATTTTTTTAAGCCCCCCTATACACGAAAAAAACTTCGCACTTTTGGATATAAAAAAACCGATACAATAGCATCGGTTTTTAATAATTAATCTATAAACTTTAAAAGTCTAATCCATCAGGAGCAACTTCTTCATCATCAATTGTTTCTTCAATAACTGGCTCTGCTTTTACTAAATATGCTTTTAAATAAGTTTCAAGTATATTAAAAGCCTCGTCTGCCATTTCTGCCTCAGCATCGTTTATTGAACGCTCAAACGTAAACTCAGGCGTATTAAATTTAACCACTCCTTTTTTACCCTCTAATGTTTTTGCAACTACAACCCACTCATCAGGTAAACGATTTCTTGTTTTTTGCGTAAACTCTCCCCATTTTTGAACTGCCGAACCTTTTAGTTGGATATTAGCTAAAGAACCATCTTCCAGCATAACATAAATAGATTTTACATAATGTCCACCAGCGGAAACAACTTTTTCTTTAATGTCTTTATAAAAACCTTTTGCAATTTCGTTTCCTTTAAAAGTTTTAACGGTCATTACTTCTTTAGAAATAAATTTGACTTCGTTTGAAAAGATACCGCTTGACGTTGCATCGTTCCAACCTTTAATTGCGTGAAGTTCGTCTAATACTAAAAATTTAAAAGGTAGTGGAACATTTACTTTTCCTTTAGTTTCAGGATTTGAAGTTGCTAAATCCTTGTCGTAATAAGAAAAACATTTGTCGTTTGATTTCCAGTCAAAGAATTTAGTAGCTGGATTTGATTGTGGTGTGTTAAACGCTTGGCGTCTGTTTGAAGTACTCATAATATTATATTTTTTTTATGGTTAGAAATTACGATGCCCTAACCTTGCATCTGTTAATTATGAACTGCTAATATACGATTTTATTTTGAATTACAACGATTTTTAAATAAATAATTTTGTTCATCATTCCAAGTATCAATTCGATGTTTTCTAATTTTTTTATAGCTTTCATCATTTAAATCGTCTTTGGTTGGTAGTTGTCTCACTTCCATACCTAAATTGTTTAAGTACAATTTTTCATTATTCGGTAAATCATTGTAGATTTGTTCCGATAGTTTTAAAAAGTATTCTTTACTTCCTTCCATAATTAAGCTATTTCGTCCCAATAAGAAACAATACCCTTTGTAATTGTAAAACTTGCATTTGGATATAACTTCTCAAGTTTTAATATAACATCGTTATACTCTATTCTAAATTTATCTTCTATACTTTCTAATTTTGAAAAATCAGTAATAAAAAACTCATCGTAATATTGTTCTTGGTCTTTAATTGCATAATCGTTAGTACAAGGAATAAGAATATCAATACTTTCTAAACCTTGATAAGCCGTTCTAAATTTTCCATTCTCACAGAATTCATTATAGAATTCATCACTTGATTTTATTTCTTGAAAGTTTTGCATTTCAGGAATAATAAAAACACCAACATAAGTAATTTTAATCATTTGTCCCATAATATTTTTGTTTAAAGTTAAAGCCACCAAAAACAGACTAAGTAGTGAGGGTCTGCAATTGATGGCTCGGATGTTTTGTTATCGCTCACTACTTCGATAATTCAAAGATATGTATTTTTTAATTAGGAATTATTCTAAATTAGAATAGAGTAGGTTCTTTTAAAATCTTTTGTACTCTATCATTTGAAATTTTAGCGTGTTTTTCTGTTATTTCATAACCTATAAAATGCCTTTTTTCTTTTACACTCATCGCGCACTCTGTTCCGCTTCCAGCAAAAGGAACAACAACTAAATCTTTTTCACGTGAGCAAGTTGTAATTAAAATCCTTGTTAATTTTTCAGGTTTAATTGTATCGTGGTCGTAATTATTTGTTTCGTAATTTGGTATTCTAATAACATCACCCAAAAATAAATCGTTGTTAAATGGTCTGCGTAAATCCTCGTATTCTTTGCGTAAATCCTCGTATTCTTTGCGTAAATCCTCGTATTCTTTTAATAAATATTCATTTTTTAAATACTCCCTAACTTTTAAATATTGCTCCTCTGTAATTACATTATCTCCATTTAACCAATTTGAAACGCAACCAGTTAACCCGCCAGTTCTACTTAAAAATAAATTAGCTATGTCTTTGTTATTTACATTGGCTTTTTTAAATTCAATTTTAAGATATTTACTAAATGGATTTTTAGGTTTTAAAAATTGTTCAAATATTAATTCCCCACCTGTTTTTTGTCCGCTTTGTTCATACATTAGCAACCTTTCAGTAAGCGGTGCAAAGGTTCGTAAGTCAGTATTAAATCTTATTTGTTGTTTATGGTCGTTTGTATTTTCCCAAACTAAACTATTTAATAAATTAAAATATTTGTCAAATATTATTTGAGCGTATGCAATATTTTTAGCGTCTCCATACCATAATAAAGTGCCATTATCTGATAAAATTCTTTTACATTCAATAGCCCATTTTTCAACGTCTTTTAAATAATCGTCAAACGTTTTCCAAATAAAATCAAAATCCCCTTTAACCTTATAATATGGCGGGTCTGCAATTATTAAATTTGCGCATTTATCAGGCAAATTATTGTTTAAAAAATCTATATTGTGTACTTGATTAATTCCTTCTATTTTCATAAGTTCATTTTACTTTGGTAAATATAATAAGTTTCTGTAACGTAAACCAACTCTTTAATATTTGTGTTTTGATAATCAATAGTTTTAAATTGTTGGTCTGTAATAAATAGTTCATTATTCATATTTGTTGGAACTATTTTAAATTTGTTCAATCTCCATTTAACACCTTTAGTAGTCATTTGTAAATGGGTTGCTATTTCGGTTAAACTTTTCATAAAACCACCTCAATTCCTTTCGCTCGTTCTTGCGGATTAAAAAAGTTGTCAATATGCTTGTTTTCTTTTTTATTGTCCTGAAAACGTTTATCTAATTCTTTGCAAAATTGCCTTTGAACTTCATTAAATATTTCAATGCTTTGCTCTGTTGAATGATTTAAAAAAAGTATGTTCATTATGTTGCGAACCTCGTCATTGTTTTTACTTGTTGGATTAATCCAATTGAATATTTTTTTCATAGTGTTTAGTGTTTAATTAATTCTGTATTTAATAATATTTGCTTTTGCATTTCATCAATAGCCACATCTAAATTAGAAAACTCAAAAACTCTATCAGAACCTCTCCAAGTTACGTAAGGGTTTAATATTTCTTTTTTAAAAAATGATTTATGTCTTTCAATATAATAAACTTCAAATTTTCCATCTTTATTTTCTAATATTTTAAATTTTGGCATCATAGTTTTTATTTTAAGTTATTTCCAAATCCGTTTGAGACGTTCTGTCTATTGTATATAATTCTGACATAGTTTTAATTATTTTGTTCTAAATTAGATTTCCCTTGTAAATTAGTCCCAAACATTTTATTTGCAATATCTATTTTATCTTGTGGAACACCTCTTAATTTGAGTTGTAAATTAGAAATTGTTAATTGCATTTCTCTTTCTCTTTTAATTGCATTATTAATTACTTCATTTAATCCATCAATTCTAAACTCAGCGTGTTCATAGTTTTGCTTCAATAGGCTTATACTTTTTAATATAGTCC